GCTGGGATATAGAAGATCTTGTTCAAACGTATAAATAATTAATATGCAGGTATGGTGTCAGTGGTTAGCACGCGACCTTGCCAAGGTTGAGGGGAGGGTTCAAGTCCCTCTACTTGCTCCATGCTTAATCAAAAAGCAAATAAAGAGAAAAAGGATTTGAAAAAAAATGGTTCATCAGCCGAAGTATAAGTTTGCCATGACTGGCAATACAGTAATTGCAATTTCCACTTATGCAGGTAAGACTGTAAAGGGATATGCAAAGTGCCACCCCAATGATCATTTCGATCTTGAGACTGGCAAGACACTCGCAGAGCTTCGTTGCGCGCAGAAGATCGCTGAGAAGCGTTTTAACCGTGCGGTCGAGCAGGAGCGCAAGGCTAAGGCTGCTCTGGAAGCAGCAGAGCTTCATCGTAGAGATATGGGAGATTACCGTACTGATGCGGCAATCGCTTGGGATAAGGCAGATACTGCTCTCAAGAATTTTATGAATACTATTAAGGGTGAGTAATCACCCTTTTGATATGGCGGGAATCCGGCTGGATGAGGACGCGGTCCTGAAAACCGTCGGGGTCTGAAAGCCCTTGGGGGTTCGAGTCCCTCTCCCGTCGCCATATGAAGCATCAGGAATGGAAACCCTGTTTAAGACTTCTAAGACAGCCAGGAGGTGGGCTTAGAAGCAGCCATCCTATAATGAGTGGATTGTGGGGCATGCGGCAATCTTTTAGCGTGAAAGCACACTGGCGTGGTTTGCGGTTAACCATAAGCAAAACCGAAATGTGTAAGGGCGGCCGGAAGTAGGGGCAACCGGTATACAAGGGGCCCCCTACATCAAATATATTCCCCTATGGTGTAATGGTCAGCACGAGAGGCTCTAACCCTCTAGATCTTGGTTCGATTCCGAAGTGGGGGTGCCATGCGGAGTGGTGTAACGGTAGCACGCCGGTCTCTGGGGCGATGGTGTAAAGAACATAGCAAGGAAGAAGCTAGTATTGAAGATTTCAGGGCGGTACTGAGGCGCTCCACCAAAAACCGGTATGACTGGGTTCGAACCCCAGCTCCGCCGCCAGATTTTATAGAAAAGGTGTGTTGCTTATGCGGACAAAAGCTTGGCGTAGATATAAAGATTACACTAAAGCTAAACGTAAGAGAAACATTGATGTATATTGTTTAGGCCGTCCTTGGAACGATGAAGAAGGACTTCATCATTGGACTTGGTACAATAATTTACATCAGTATTCTAAAAACAAGATCCATTGCAGTTGTCCTATGTGTTCTGCCAAAACCAGAAATAAAGGTAAACGTAGACAAAAGGCTAATGGCTGGTATCCATCTATTAATTATTCAATGATGGACAAGCGTAGGCAAGATAGTATGGACGCAGACCTTTCTGAAAATATTTAATTTAAAGACGCAAGCAGCAATTTTTTTTACAACGCCATTTTTTAAAATCATAGACCTGTTGTTAACTATGTGTGCGTCTTGTCATTTAATATGCGGGTATGGTGGAATAGGTAGACACCACAGACTTAAAATCTGTTGGGCCTTAGCCCGTGCCGGTTCAAATCCGGCTACCCGCACCAAAAGAAAAGAGGATTCATATGGGTAATGAATTGAATGTATTTAATAAAGGAAATTATTCAACTTGGAAATATCTCTCAAATTGGCCTCATAATATAAAACATTTTTTTAGATGTTTTAAGTATGCTTATCAAAGAGCTACTAAAGGTTTTTGTGATTGGGACTCTTGGGATTTAGATGTATATTATAGTTTTCTTTTTGTAAATAGTTTACGTTATTTCGCTGATCATACCCATGGTTGGCCTGGAAATGATGAATTTCCGCAACCAGAAGATTGGGATAAATATTTGCGGACCATGGCAGATTTATTTGAACAGTCTATTGAAGGTTGTCAAACCCCTCAGAATCCATATGAAAAAGAGTTTGAAGATATGATTAGCCAAGATAATTGGATAAATCATATAAATGAACAAACTCCTGAGCAAAAAGAGATTTCTCAGAAATATCTCGATGGAGAAATCACTTTAGATAATTATCGTACAGAATGTCGAAATAAAGCTTTTGACATGATGAAGCATGTTTTCGGACATTTATGGGACTAAAAATATTTGACATTTTTAAAAAAAAATGTTATAATATATATAGAAAGTTGAGAAAGAAAACTTTCGTTCCCCTTTTAATTCCTATCCCCTATATGGTTGTTTGGTATTTTCAACATCATAAAGAAAATACCGTATGCGATACTGGTATAATGGTTATTATTCCGGTCTTCCAAACCGGCGATGTGAGTTCAATTCTCACGTATCGCTCCAGAGAGCCTAACAGCAATCTTTTTTCTAATTATTTAGAAAATGGTTGTCAGAACAATTCTGACGTATTAGGATATTAATATATCTCATAACAGATTTATTAAAAGAAAGTAAAATGTCAATGAGTACCTTAATTGGAGTCGGCTCTCGTAATTGACAATACTTAAAAGAAAATTGTCCTCTTTTACTTTCCAAATTTCCTTTCTTCTTTGTGGTTCATGTTTTGTAGCTCCTTTCTGATGTGTTTATAAGGCTTTACCGGACGACGGTAAAGCCTTATAGTTCTCTCTGCGCCAGTAGCTCAGATGGTAGTAGCACTTGACTTTTAATCAAGGGGTCGGGGGTTCAAGTCCCCCCTGGCGCACCATATTAATTTAAAGTGAGGAATTAAATATGCCTTATCATCCAATAGGTCTTGTTGTTGGCGAAAATACTAATGAGCCTTTCACTGTAACAAAAATGCTTTCTAAAGAAGAAACAACTCAGCATTGGTGTATTAATCAAGGTAAGAATTATCCGCATGATAAAGCGTATGAAATTACTCTAAAATGCGGGAAGACCTATAAAACGCTTCATACCCAGATTGTGAAATGTATTCAGCGTGGTTGGGGATGGAACAAATGCCGCAATTGTGATGGTAATAGACAGTGTGATATGGATGCCCCTATTAATCATACTTTGGAGAAAATTCCCGATCGTAGTGATATTATTGCCCCAGGAGAAATCTATGGTGACTGGGAAGTTATTGAATTTGCATTTAATGCAAAACGCCATAACTACTGGGAGCTCCATTGCATTAAATGCGGAACTACTAAATATGATTTTGCTTCTAATTTAGTAGCTAACGCACCTTTGGGAAAATGCGTTTGTCCTAACTGTACCGCAGAACGATATGCAGGCCCTCGCGCAATCAGAAATTGGCTTGAAACTAATAATATTTCTTTTGAAAAAGAATATAAATTTTCTGACTGTGTTTTTAAGCATGAACTGCCATTTGATTTTGCAGTATTCAAAAATGATGAATTAAAAATGTTGATTGAATATGATGGAGAACAGCATTTTAAATTTATCCCTGCATGGCATGGTGATGAAGAGGGATTTAAACTCCAGCAGACAAGAGATAATATTAAAACTGCTTATTGTAGTAAGCATAATATTCCTCTTTTAAGAATTCCATATACTGAATATCAGAATATTGATTCCATTTTAGCGAATAATTTGATTTTTTAATAAAAATATTATATAATATATATAGTAAATAAATAAATTATCCTCTTGTCCAAGAGGATACAATGAGAAAAAGGAGAATGCGTATGAATACTTTTATAAATGGATTGAAGAATTCCACCAACTATATTCGTACTGAAAATGGAGCTGTAGCTCACAAGACTACTCGTAGCTATCTGCTTGATCTGTTTGCGATGGGCGGAGCATATCGTACCAGAAGCGATGCTGATGTTCTGAAGCTGTTTCTGGATGCATATGCTGAAAACCCTGTATATGCACTTAAGTGCCTGTTTTACCTGCGCGACGTGCGCGGAGGCCAGGGCGAGCGCAGATTCTTCCGTGTCGTAATTCACTATCTGGCGAATCATGATACTACAGCAATGCGTCGCAATATGAAGTATGTCCCTGAGTTTGGCCGCTGGGATGATCTATATACCTTTATTGGTACTCCTCTGGAGGCTGATGCTTTGGCTCTGATTAAGTCTCAGCTTGAGCTGGATGTACAGTGCAAGACTCCTTCCCTGCTCGCAAAGTGGATGAAGTCTGAAAATACTTCAAGTCGCGATAGCCGTAAGCTGGCTGCCAAGACTCGCGAGTACCTCGGCATGACTCATAAGCAGTATCGTAAGACTCTTGCGATTCTGCGTGAGAAGATCAACATTGTTGAACGCCTCATGTCTGAGAATCGCTGGGATGAGATCGAATTCGATAAGATTCCTTCTCGCGCAGGCATGATCTATAAGAACGCTTTTGCTCGTCATGATCTTGAGCGTGAAAAGTCTGAGCGCAATGTGCAGACTTATGCAGACTTCGCTAAGGATACCACTAAGAAGGTTAATGCAAAGACTCTTTATCCTTATGAGTGCGTATCTGAAGCTGTTAAGGTAATGTACGGCTCTCGTTACTCCTGGAGCTATTCCCGCAAGGATGTTCCTCTGGATGACACTCAGCGTTTGATGGCAAATAAGTATTGGGATAATCTTGCGGATTATTTCAATGGAGCTTCCTTCAACGGCCTTGCTGTTGTTGATACTTCTGGCTCTATGACTGGAAGCGATGCGGCAGCTCCTATCAATGTTGCTATCTCTCTTGGCCTGTATTGCGCAGAAAAGGCTAAGGGGCCTTTCGCAGGACATTATGTTTCCTTTAGTTCTCGTCCTCAGCTGATTGAGACTTCTGGAGTAGACTTCTGCGATAAGGTTGAGCGTATTTATCGCACCAATCTCTGCGAGAACACTAATATC